AGGGAACGTACCACCTCTAGGCATATTCTGCATATTAGGGTCTGCACCACTAAATCTACCTGTAGATGTTCTGTGTTGTAGCAACCTCACGTGTAACATACCATCAGACTTTACATGAGTTTGTATACCCTCAACAAAAGATGAGAGGTAAGTATCTAAGGCAGATAATCTTTGTATATCACGTAGAAAAGATTGTGCATCAGTCATGTGTCTATCTTTAGCTATACTCTGTAGTAATTCTAGATTAGTTTTGTTTACACTAAAACCATTTGCACTTACCCACTTCTGATTAGGTGCAGAAAACTTTAGACCTGCAATCTCTTTCGTAGGTATAAACTTATATCCATCACCATCACAGATAGGACACACACTAGGTTTAGCATATGGACTACCATCCTTCTTTATCTTTCTAATATATCCTGTGCCTTTACAGTAGCCACACTGTTCTGCTTTTGTTTTATAAACTATACTAGAATTATATGCTACATTGTTTTTGAATTGTTTATCATGCATATTAGGATGGAAATGATTCCCCCATGTAGCCTTGTCTTTTACTTTCCTACTATATATAACCCAAGACATTTGTTCAGGACTATTGAGATTGATAGGTGTATCTCCCATAAGTTCTCTCACTTGTTTGTTTAAACGTTCCTCTATATCTTTCTTCTCCTGTTCAAACTCCTGTCTAACTTCATTAAGTTTATTCTGATCTACTTTAAAACCCTTGCGATACATATTAGCTAGAGTTACTGTCACTTTATTAGTTAGTATTACAGAGTCCATAAGTCCTGCATACTGTTCACTATTTAGTTTCTTATACTGTGCATCACATAGTTGTTGTGTAGCACGTAAGTCTGCAGATAAGTATTCTGATAACTCATCCCTTGGTATCTCATCTGTAGCATAACCCTTGGCAAAGTATTGTTTAAGTGTATCTTGTTTCTTAGTCTCAAGATCATACCTCTCTGCACAGTCTTTTAAATGCAAGGGTTCTTTCAATCCTCTCTGTAGTATATACTCTGTCAACATAGTACAGTAAACAGGACCATCATATCTAAACCCTGACTCCCATAGCCACATCAAGTCATAGGCTATGTTGTGTCCTATTAGTATGGTTGCCTGATCTAGTAACTCCTGTATCTCCACATGAGGTGTACCACCTCTGTCCATATTATATAAGTATTCATTACCCTGATCAGTAAGACAACCTACCATTACTAATTTATTGTCAGGTTCAAATGGGTCAAGGTGTAACTTGCCATCTCTCTTTGTTGTTGTATTTTCTACGTCTAATGTTAGTTTCATTTCTTATACTCCTTCAATATATAATTATCTATAAAATGTTGTAGATCAGACTTGTGTCTGTACCATGTACTCTTGTGTAGTATTCTCCAATTATCATTACGTAGTGTAACAACAAACTTATCATTAATTAAAACAGTACCACTCTCATATTCCTGTACTTCTAATCCTGCCTCAATAAACTTAATTAACTTACGTAGTCTCTGTGCCTCTCGTGCATATGAGTTTGAATAGTAATCTTTATGGTAACAATCTAAATCACGTTGCTTGGCATCTTTCTCTACCTCTTTTAATTCTTCTTTTAGTTCAGGTAAATCTTTTTTACTGTATAAATTTTCTGCCTTCTCAAGTTTTGCCCTGTGTGTATCTAAGTATCTCATAGCATTGGCTAGTCTTGTTGTCTCATCAGAGAATGCACCTAGTCCTGTATTACAGTGATGACATATCCAACCTCTGAAAGTATTTGTTTCATGACAGTGATCCAATACCCATGTCTTCATTCGTATCTGTCCATACTTAGATAGTTCTTCCAAGTCTCTGTCACAAATAGGGCAACAGTAATCATCACTAGGATATTCATTCTCCTTTCTTAGCTTCTTGATTATAGTTTTGTGTCCATTCTTACAGGACTTACACGTTCTCTTTATCTCACCTGACTTCATAACAATGTAATTAGTTACAGGTTGTTCTATATCACACTTGATACACGTTATGTATTTTGTCATGCCTGATACCTCGCTAACTTATAGTCTAAGTCACAGATAATTTTACCATGCCAACCTGTTACTTTATTCTTGACAACGTTTAGATGTCTCACACTATCTTCTGCATCTTGTCCTTCAATAGGTGGATTCTTAGCTATTAATATCATGACATCTGCCTCTGCTGCTTTTCCTGTACGACTGCCTTCCATCATAGATTGGTTCAGTAATACTTTACCTTCTGCCTCTGCATTTAATTGTGACATATAAAATACTGCACAGTTGTATGCCTTACCTATCTGTCTAGCATGGATAGCATTAGCCTTCAATGCCTCATCTTGTCTAGCAAATCCCTGTGTTAGGGCAAACTTATCTCCCATATCAAGGACAAGCACATCAGGTTTATATGCCTTACATATACTCTCTACCCAATTCATATCCTTACTTGTGGCATCTTTGATAGATACATTCTTCTCTACCTTCTTCCACAATTCCTGTGCCTCAGTAGGCTTGTCTCGTATCTGATGCATATCCATTCCTACTGCTGCAGTTAGGTATCTTGCACCAACTCTTACTGCCTTCTCCTCATTACACAACACCACACACCTAGCACCTTGATGTGCAAAGCCTGTAGGTGAAGCGATTAGAGAGGCATGGAAGCTAGTCTTACCTGTGTTAGGTCTAGCACCTACCTCAATCAAGTGACCTGCATTGACACCTTCTAGTTGATGTACAAGAGATGGTATATTAAATGACCATCTAGTCTCAAGGTCATTACTCTTGATTAGGTTCTCAATACTAAGGTCTTCCCAATCTATATTTAGGTTAGGAATAAAGTCTTCACCATAGGAATCAAGTATATTTCTAAGGGGTTCAAGTGTGGATTGAGTACCATTGACATAGTTAAAACCAATGTTAGCAATATCCTCACCCACAATTTGTTGAAACAATTTTGAAAGCACTTCCTGTGCAATATCTTTACCAAGTTCAGTCTCCTTTTTTAGTGTAAGAAACGTAGACTCATATGCCTGTTTCTGTGCAGTAGTTAGGCTAGGATTAGATGACATAAACAATGCCTGTATCTCATCAGACGTAACTGTTCTATCATACTGTAACATAGCCTTATCTATAGTTGATTTGATCTTTCTAACTTCCTTACTGAATAATCTATCAGGACACTTAGCACCCTTGTGATCATCATAGAAATCTTTATTCATCAAAGTTTTAATTAACGATAGTTCCATTTATTAACTCCTTTAGTTTGGTTAAATCATTATCTCTTTTATATTTTAAATCGTCTTCTAACTTTAACACTAAGACTTCGTTAACATAAGTCCTAAGTTCTTTCATGATACTGAAAGACTTGTAACTAGCATCAGGGTCTAAAGCAATTATGACTGTTGAGAATTGTTTCAAATGCTCCTTGTGTTGTTGTGATAAAGATGTTCCTAACAAAGCAACCCCAACACACCCCTCACTCTCAAGCACAGAGGCACTCACACAATCCTCAACAACCACTGCAACGTTACCTGTTCCATTTAGGAATGGCACGTTACTATTCCCATATCGTTTCCATTTGGGATTTGTAAACTTGTTGGTTGCTCTTCCAACTGCATCTACCATAACCCCATTGTCTCTTATGGGAAACACTATCCTCTTTTCTTTTACATCAAAGTACAGAGGAATACTATTATAATTTATCCCATACTTATGGGCAAACTCTTTTACTTCATGTCTACCTGTATGATGTACTATGTAGTCAGGTAGATTAAATTTATCTTCATCTTCTTGAACCAAGTTAAAGTGGTTTCTAATATCGGCAACTGATAACTTAGTTCTCTTTGAACCTGACACGTTACATGATGCCTTGTAACAATTCCATAACACCTGACCCATATTGTTTGTGATAGTAAAAGTTTTATGTCCACCACAGTTAGGACAGTTCATTCTCTTTGTCTGTCCGTTAGATAGGTCATCTGCTATGTCAGTTATATACATCATCGTGGCACATCCAAAGTGCTTTTAACATAGGTTTCTCTTTTTGTCAAGGCATTTTCTGCAGAGGCATAAGTATTTTTCATGTAAGGCTTCACACTATTAGGTGTTGAATGTCCTGTAACTGACATGATCTGTGCCATAGAGACACCTGCCTCTACCATTTCTGTAGTGCCTGTCCTTCTCAAGTCTGCTATGCGTAATTCTTTTGGTAGTCCACACAAATCTAGCACCCTTCGTGCTACTTTAGATAGCCTGTGTAGGGTGTAAGGTTGATATGACTTACGTCTAGTGAACGGATAGGGTGCTACCCATTCTTGAAAACCAAACTCTTCCTTCTGTTGTGTTAACATGGCTAGTAGGTCATCACTTATAGGTAGATGCACCAATGCCCTACGTTTAGATTGCTCTAGGTTTAATACTCCTGTATCAAAGTCTATGCTACTAAACTTTAGCATTCTCATATCTCCAACTCGTTGACACCATTCATATGCCATCTGAACTATTAGTCCTAAGTTCCTGTATTCAAAGGATAAATAACATTCATCTAAAAAAGTTTTCACTTGATCTCTTGTCCATGTTACCTTTCTATTATGTGTTGTCTTGCACTTAAATGTTTTGAATGGGTTAGTCTCTGCATATCCCATCTCGTTTGCATATGAATACATTTTCTTAGACACAGAGCATATGTGATTAGCAAATGATACACCTCTATTGAGCCATGTCTCGTATGCTCTACGAGCCTTGACACCTGTAAAGGTAGACACTCTAGATTTCTCTACGTGCCTACCATTAACAGACGTGGACAACATTATATTTAGAAAGTAAACATAATCCTTTTGTGTTTTACTTGCTAGTAGTTTGAAGTCTTGTGACTCTAGGTACTTGTGTTTTAGTTCTAGAATATTCATCTTTGTCCTTTCTTATATCCCATATGTTAAACGTGGGTATAGTCTTATCAGGTATTAAACTTTCGTGTTCTCTATCTAATAACTCTGAAAACAATTCGTAGCTTTTATCTTCCATGTTACACCTTCCATGCTATGTAAATACATAATGCTATTATGAATAGCTTACCATAGTCAAGGTCAAACTTTGTACCCTCACCATATTTTTTGTGATATTCCACATTAAAAAAGTCTGTTACTCTATGCCACATTTTTCTTTCCTTTCACTTTAAATTTATACTCTCTCCACCTGTTAGCATAGTTATGCTCACACTTGGGTAACTCTAACTCAAATTGTCTCCTTATACTCACTTAAAAATAATACACCACCATAGTTACCTTCCCCATCTGCACTCACTTCCACAAGTACATCTGCATACTTAGGCTTGGTTAGTTGAAACTGTGGAAAGCCATCTTTACTTTCTCCTAAGTAACTCTTTATCCTAAAGCCTTCTAGTTGTTTGTAGTATTGACTCATATCCATTATACCATCTCCTTGTTGTTGTTATACATATCAAACCATTCATCTAACTGTATACCCTTGA